TGATTTTGATTCCGCAGAAGTGGCCCGCGATGCTGTCCGATATCAGCGAGGGGCAGCGGGGCCAACACCATGGATGAAGGCACGCACAACGCCAACCGCCGAAGCCAGGGAGATGCCGAAGTCACTGGCCGAACCGTGGACACCGTTTGAACTTGGTGAGGGGCTAAAGGTCCTGAGCCTATCGGACGCCCATGTTCCATACCACGACCGCCAAGCGATCATGGCGGCGGTATCGTGGGCGGTCAGGCGAAAGCCGGACGTTGTACTGCTCAATGGAGACTGGGCGGACTTCTACAGGGCAAGCCGATGGGACCAAGACCCAAGGGCGCCAAGGCTAAACGAGGAACGCAAGATCGTTGTCGATTCGCTTGCGTGGTTGCGAAGCAAGTTCGACAAGGCTAGGATTGTTTACAAGCTTGGCAACCATGAAGAGCGATGGGAAAAGTTTATCTGGCAACGTGCTCCGGAAATCTACGACGTTGCCCAATGCTCAATCGATTCGTTGCTTGAATTCCAGCGGCTTGGAATCGAAAAGGTAGAAGACCAGAGGCCAGTAATGGCGGGACTGCTTCCGATCTTTCACGGGCATGAATTGCCGAAGGGGCTAACCAACCCAGTCAATCAGGCCCGTGGTGCGTTCCTTCGGACCAATGCATCGACACTAACCGGACACGGGCACCAATCGTCGATGCAGTCGCATCCGTCATGGGATAAGAAAGAAGCGTTTAGTTGGTCGCAAGGTTGCTTGTGCGACATGCATCCAGAATACGCACGCATCAACAAATGGGACCATTCTTTTGCATGGATCGACGTTGCAAAGGACGGACAATACAGCGTGAGCATTCCGAGGATTACGCAAGACTACACAATCCGGGCATCGTGAGGCGTAGCTATGTTCCCAGTCCGTCGCATCACGATCAAGGGCAGGCGTTACACGCTACGTCAAGCTGCCATGAAGGATTCATGCGGCCAGTGCGACCATCCAACGGCACCGGGGCCGGAGATCCGCATATCGAAAAAGCTTCGACGCGGCGAGTTGCTTTTGGATACGCTGATTCATGAGGCTTTGCACGCCAGCAACTGGGATCTTTCCGAAGAATTTGTGGACCAATTCGGTAGCGACATGGCCCGCATCCTCTGGAGGCTAGGCTACCGGGCGCCTTGGGACACTTGAAAAAAATTCTAAGATTCCCTATTGCAACGGTTCGGCAAGATCGATAAAGATGGAAAAGGGTTGCAGCGGTTGGGTTCCGTTGCTGGGGTTTGGGTTCCATCTGAAAGGGGTTCATTGTGGTTGCATTTGGCGAAGAAGAAGCGAAGCGACGAAAGCACGTTGGCTTGGCGTTTGAACAGGGCAAAGCATTCGGCGAAGAGATTGGCAGGCTATCGGCTGAGACCGATTTGCTAAAAGTCTGGATCAAGATCATGGGTGACATGAACACCCAAGTCCGGGAGCTGATCGAGCAGGGCCAGGACGACGCGAATGCGGGCTATTACATCGCGGTGTGTGGTATCCAGCGCGAAGCAATGGAGCTGTTTACAGCGATCCTAACCGATGAGGAGACATCCGATTGATTGCGATGCTGCCGGGAATTGATTGGCCGGACTGCGAGGTTAAGCACAAGCGCAAGGAACTGCGGCCACCAAAGGCAGGCAAGACCGAGCCAACCAAGTCGCCCGCCGGATCGCTCGCAAGAATTGAAGAGTATGCTAGGAGGGCAAGCCAGGGACTGAGGATATTCAACCGCCGCGACAGCCGAAGGATGGCGAGCAAGCGACAGGAACGCGAAGCAACCGAACATTGCAACGCATCGGAAAAGCAAAGAGTCATCGAAGCAAGAGCCGAAAGAGCGGCAAAGAAAGCCGCAAAGGAGAAAGCAAAAAGTGAGCATCAATTGTTTAGTACTGGGCGAAAGCGGGGCGGGCAAATCGTCGAGCCTTCGCAACCTCGATCCGGCAAAGACGGCCATCATTCAGACGATACCAAAGCCGCTACCGTTCAGGAATCCGGAACTGAAGGCAAAGACGCGGCTATCGGATCGGGTCGATGAAATCGTTGCTTTGATGGGGCGAGCGGTGAATGGCGGCAACGATGTTATTGTGGTGGACGACGCCCAATACATGATGGCTAATGAATTTTTCCGGCGAGCCAAGGAAAGGGGGTATGACAAGTTTTCCGAGATGGGAGCGGATGCGGTGAAGCTTCTTCAAGCTTCGATGGCATTGCCGGAGTATGTCCGCGTTTATTTGTTGTGGCATGTTGAGACGCAAGACGGACGGGTCAAGGCCAAGACGATTGGAAAGCTTCTTGACGAAAAGTACACGGTGGAAGGAGTCTTTTCGATCGTGCTCCGTGCGATGGCGATCGATGGGCGATACCTATTCGCGACGAAGACCAACGGAGCGGACACGACGAAAAGCCCCTACGGGATGTTCGATTCCGATTTTATCGGCAACGATTTGGAGGAAGTAGACAAGGCGATCTGCAGTTATTACGACATTGGCAAAGTGCCAAGCGTCGAAAGTGTTGACTGACTTTTTGAAAGGGTTATGGCATGGCCGATTTGGGAATTGGGTTTGATCCGAACAGCGACGACATGAAAGGCGGTAGCGTACTGCCCAAAGGCGAGTACCGATTGGTGTGCGTCGAAAACAAGGTGCTACTATCGAAGAATGGCCGCAAGTACTTGCAGTTTGTTTGGCAAGTCTTCGAGGGCAACGGACACAATCGGAAGGTGTTCGATGACCATTACGTCTTCGATGGCGATCCGGAAAAGCTTCGATCGGCCAAGGGTCGGTTGGGCAATTTGCTGGCAGCGGCTGGGATCAAGGAAGTATTCCGCGATTCGGCACAGATGCACGCAAAAAAGATCCTTGCAAAGATCGACGTCAGCGAGAGCGAAGGGTACGCACCGAAGAATCGGATTTCGAGCTACAAGCCACTGGTGACGAGCAGTTCGCAGTCGTTCAGCGGCGAAGCGATCACAACGCCAGCCGGACAGGTTCCGCCTTGGTGATGGTGTCTTGGGTTTATGGGTTCATGGGGCGGCGGGTTGCCGTCGCCCCTTTCTTGGCGTGGGAGGGTTCATCTTGTCTATCGACATCAAGGCTATTGAGGAAGCCCGCAATACATACGGTCCGTCGAATTGCTGGACGGGGACCACAGGCAGGCTTGCAACTTACATCGACCAGTTGCTTAAAGAGCGGGCATTGTATGTTGGTCCAAAGTGCGTTGCGATCTACAGCGAGGCGGAAATCTACGTTCATGGCGAGAAGCGGCCATGCGTTCCAGAGATGGAAAGCGTTCTTGGCGTCGCTTGGCATGCCGACAGAAAGGTTGCTGGCGATGCATTGCGATGGCGGTTGGACCATCAAGGTTGGTCGATCGGATTGGTTAGGGCAGAGTGGCATCGGGATCGGTTTTGGAAGTTGTTTCAGTTTGTCCATTACACCTTTCCGCGATTGCAATTCGTCTGGCCGGATGCGGTCATTGAATTTTATGGTCGATTTCGTTGCGGGCAATGTGGCCGTGATCTTGGGCTAAGGCATTCGGCGCCGGATGAATGCCCAAGATGCGGACGGTTTAACGGCATGTCGGACGGCATCCAGCCGAGCGATACCAATTTTTTACAGCATCTTTTATTCATGCACAAAGCATACGGGGGCAAGTCATGAGCATTGAAGAACGATTGGCAAGAGTTGAAAAGATCCTCGACGCAAGAGGGCTGGATTGGGATCATCCGAGGGTTGCTAACGAGCCAGCGAAGAAGTGGCGAATCCTTGAGCCGGGAGAGGTGGTTCAGGAGGGTGATCGGGTAAACGCGAAAATAAACCCGCCGAGCGATCCGCCAAACGGTTTGGGATGGATTGATGCGCCGTCTTTTTATTTTGGAAAGGAGGTGTCTGTTGGTTTTCACGCTTACTTCGCCCGTCCAGTTGCCGACCACCCACCACCAGCGAAGCCGAAGCGATGGCGGATTCTGGGCGACAAGGAAATCATTCAGGCTGGCGAATGGTATAACGCGAAAGTCAATAAGCCAGGAAAGTGGCCTCCGCATGGAGGTTGGGTGCAATTAGAGGACAACGACATTTCCATGCTTGGTTTGCCTGCTGGAAATTTCCCGGATGTGCTTTGGTGCCGCGAAGTCACGGACGACATCGAGGCACCCAAGCCGGCATGGGAGCCGAAGGTTGGAGACTGGGTGAAGTTGACTAGGCCGGAGGATTGGAAGGCTTGCAAAAATCCAGAATGGGTTCCCGCGATGCACCAGTATCATGGTCAGGTGATGAAGGTTTCTCAGTTTGAGCAAAGATACGGAGCATGGGTTGCAACCTTTGAAGGGACCGATTGGTTTTTTAATCGCGATTGGATTTCCCCTGCCGAGCCACCCGAGCCGGAATACCGGAAGCCGGTGCTGCCTGCCGATGCTGGGAAGGAGTGCGAGTTCAGCATCGATGGGAATGAGTGGACGGAAGGCAAACTTCGCGGGTATGCAGGTTGTTTTTGGCAAAGCGCTTTCGGCGAATTAGTAGGCGTGAAGTGGTGGAATCACTGCCGCATCAAGAAGGACGCCTAGTCATGCAGTTACGCGACTATCAGCAGCGAGCGGTAGAACGATGTTGGGAACATCTTTGCAACAGGCAAGGGCATCCTATCATCGTCATTCCAACCGGAGGCGGAAAAACGCCAATCGAATGCACTATTGCAAAACGGGCAATCGATAGCGGAGCCGATGGCGTGATGCTGGTGTCGCATGTATCTGAGTTGGTGGCGCAGGTGGCCGGATGTTTAAGCCGCATGGGCGTGGACCATGGCGTTTATGCGGCTGGACTCAGAAGGCGAGAAACCGACAAGCGGATCACGTCCGCCATGATTAACAGCGTTTACAATCGAGGCCACGAATTTGGCAAGATCAACTTGCTGCTAATCGATGAGTGCCATCGTGTCAGCGGGTCGGATGATTCGATGTACGGGCAACTGATCAACGGGTTGAGGCAGGCCAATCCACGAATGAAAGTTGTGGGATTGTCCGCAACGCCATTCCGGCTAGACAGTGGGCCATTGGTCCAGAAAGGTTCAATGTGGTCGAGGATTTGTCACGAAAGCAAAGTCAAAGAATTGGTAGACGCTGGCTGGCTTTCTCCCATGACAAACGTGCCGATCAAAACGCAATTTGATTTGGCACGGCTGGAGGTGGTCGGCAAGGATTATAGCGAGCAATCACAACAGGCCATCTACCATGGCAGCGACTTAGAGCGAGCGGTTATTGAGATGGTAGACCTATGCAACGTAACGGGGCGGCGATCGGTGATTGTGTTTTGCCCGTCGGTGCAAGTGGTCGAAGAAGTAACGAAGCTGATCGGTATCGATGCGGCCATGGTCCATGGCGGTATCAGCGACCTAGAAAGGGCAGCGGCCATCGATGGCCACAAGTCCGGGTCGGTCCGATTCTTGGTCAATTGCGAGGTGCTAACGACCGGATATGATGCCCCTCGAATCGATGCGGTGGTATTGTTCAGGGCAACACAATCGGCTGGGCTGTTTGCTCAGATGCCGGGGCGTGGGTTCAGGCTGGCAGAAGGGAAGCGGGATTGCCTGTTGCTTGACTACGGCGGTAACCTGATGCGGCATGGGCCACTGGATGCATTGGACTATGGATATCCAAGGAAGCCGGGAGAGGGCAAGCCGCCGTTAAAGACATGCCCATCGTGCGAAGAACAGGTGCCTATTGCGTGGGAGATTTGCCAGCACTGCGGATTTGAATTCCCGGTTGAACCAAAGGAGATCGACCTACAGCGGGATGAAAAAAGCAATGTCTATGCGGAGACAGAGGAATTCGAGGTTGAGAGCTGGAGTTGCCAGCGATGGGAGAATCGAACGAATCCAGAAAAGCCAAACACACTTCGCGTCGATTATCAGATCGCGGCAAACTATGGTCCGATGTTGTCCGAATGGGTTTGCTTGAACCATGATGGATGGGCTGGCGAAAAAGCCATGGCGTGGTGGATGGACCACCGGGGACCAGAGATCGAAGGCGATGAATTGAATGATCGGATCGACGTTGCCATCGATTGGTTTGACGAACTAAGAATGCCGTCGAAGATATGGGCGATCCAGGATGGTCGATTTTGGAAGATCGTAAAGCGGGAATTTCCCGCAGTTGATAGTTTTAGTGATTTGGAAGAAGTTCCATTTTAGGAAAGGGTTGATGCG